ACGTGGTAGAGGAATGTGCAGCGTTTCCTAACGGACAATATGATGACTATGTTGATTCTATGACCCAAGCTGTGTTAAGATATCGACAAGGTGGATTTGTTACAACGTATTCAGACGATTGGGATGATCCTCCAATGAAATTAGAAAAAGAGTATAAATATTATTAGGAGCTACTATGCCAAAAATAGATAAATTAAGAGCAGGAAAAGGTAAATTGCAAAGTCTAAAAGAAAAATTGAAAAAGAGATTTGGTAAAAAAACAGGTGACCTAACAGGTGGTCAAGTTAAATTAGATAAAAACAAAGATGGCAAAATATCTGGTGAAGATTTTAAAATGATGAAAAAAAAAACAAAAAATCCCACAGCAAAGGAAAATAATACTAAACCACCTTTTTCAAGATTTGTTTTTGACTCAGATAATAAAGGTTTTTCTAAAGGCGGAGGTTCTGCAATTTCTAGAGAAAAAAGAAAAAGAGATTTAATAAAAAAACAAAACCCTATTTCAGAGTACGATAAAAAAGGTAAATTAAAATACACAGCTGCAACGAAAGGAGCTATGATGAATAAATCAACAAGAGGATATGGTGCGGCTAGAACATCTGGCATGGGCCTTCAAGACGAAAAAGTTAAATCAGGAAAAGTTAAACCAGTAAAAGCTCTATTAGGTATTGCTACAATGGGATTACTTGGTGCTAAAATGTTAAAAGATAAAAAGAAAAAAGCTACACCTATGGTTGGCGCTGCTGCAGAATTAATGAAAAAGAAAAAAGAAATTCTTGGTAAAAAAACAGGTGGACCAATAAGTGGACCTAAAGGTGGTCTTCCAAGAATGAGTGATATGGATAAAAAAAGAATAGATACATTAAAACAACAATTTAATCGTTTTAGAAATACATCTACTAAAGGTGGTGGAGCAGATGCAAGTAAAATAATGTCTGACAAAACTAAACAATCAATTAAAAAATTAGTTGAAAGAATTGGTAGATTAACTCCCGCTGCAAAAATTGGAAGCGATGCAGGAAAAATTCTTAAAGAAAAATTAAAAAAGAAAATTATGACTCCCGCTAAAAAAATGGGTGGCGGCATGATGATGAAGCAATACAACAAGGGTGGCTCTGTTACTGCTAGCTGTAAACTTGGTAGAAACAAAGCAACAAAACTTTATTAGTTGCTATTCAGCCATGGGAAGGCTAAAAGGATAAATATATGGCTGTAGAAAAAAGTAATATTCCTGAAATAACCGAGGAAGAAAAAGTAGAACTTCAAGAAGGCCAACCTATAATAAACGATGAAGTAGATGAAGTAACTGTAGAAGGTGAAGAAGTTGAAGAACCTAATATAGAAGATGACTTTAATGCGAACCTTGCAGAAAATATAGATGAAAGAACGTTGTCTCGTATGGCAACAGAGTTAGTATCTGATTATAAAAAAGATAAAGAATCAAGAAAAGATTGGGAAGATGCTTACATAAAAGGTTTAGATCTTTTAGGTGTTAAGTACAGAGAAGTAACTAAACCTTTTAAAGGTGCTTCCAATGTCACTCATCCGTTGCTCGCGGAATCTGTTACACAATTTCAAGCACAAGCGTATAAAGAATTAGTACCCTCTGATGGCCCGGTAAGAACTCAAATAGTTGGAGTACAAACTCCTCCTATAGAATTACAAGCTGACCGAGTTAAAGATTACATGAATTACATGTTAATGGAAAAGATGGAAGAGTATACAACTGATATGGATCAGATGCTTTTCTATTTACCATTGTCCGGTAGCACTTTTAAAAAAATATATTACGATTCATTAATGCAAAGACCTGTTTCTAAATTTATTCCAGCGGAAGATTTAGTGGTTCCTTATTATGCCTCCGATTTAAAAGATACAGATAGAATTACTCACATTCAAAAGATGACGGAAAACGAAGTCTTAAAACAAATGGCAGCAGGTTTCTATCGTGAGGTAGAGTTGTCTAATAACAATGAGACCACGGACAACGTGCAAGATAAAATAAATGAACTTGAAGGTGTTAAAAATACCGGAGATGATGCTCTACACACAATTCTTGAAATGCATGTTGATTTACATTTAGATGATTATGAGAAATTTGATTCAAGAGCAAAGAATATTAAGATTCCATACGTAGTAACTATTGATGAAGGTTCAAATGAAATTTTATCTATCTACAGAAACTACAGACCAGATGATCCTACATACAAAAGAATAGAATATTTTGTACATTACAAATTTTTACCAGGATTAGGTTTCTATGGCTTTGGCCTTACACATATGATCGGTGGTTTATCACAAGCTGCAACTCAATCTTTAAGACAATTGATTGATGCGGGTACTTTAAAAAATTTACCGGCTGGATTTAAATCACGTGGTATTAGAGTTAGGGACGATGACCAACCAATTCAACCTGGAGAGTTTAGAGATGTCGATGCACCGGGTGGAAATATTAGAGAACAGTTTTTTAATTTACCATTTACAGAACCTTCAACTACTTTATTCAACCTTTTAGGTTTTTTAGTACAAGCAGGACAAAAATTTGCAGCAATAACGGATAACAATATCGGTAATGATGCACAAAATAGAGCTGTTGGAACTACAGTTGCTATGATGGAACGAGGATCTCGTGTAATGAGTGGTGTTCACAAGCGTTGTTACTACGCTATGAAGATAGAATTTAAAATTTTAGCAAGAATTATGGGTGAATTTTTACCTCCAGAGTATCCTTACGATGTTTACGGTGGCCCAAGAATGATTAAAGCTACTGATTTTGACAATAGAGTAGATATTTTACCTGTTGCTGATCCAAATATCATGAGTATGGCCCAAAGAGTGATGCTTGCACAAACACAATTACAAGTTGCTAGCTCAAATCCTGCCATTCATAATATTCACGAAGCTTACAGACGTGTTTATGAAGCGTTGGGCACTAAACAAATAGAAGCATTATTGAAACCACCGCCACCGGCTCCCGAACCAATGGACCCAGCCAAAGAAAATGCGCGTGCTTTACAAATGCAACTATTAACTGCGTTTCAATTTCAAGATCACGAAGCGCATATAGCGGCTCACATGGCATTTATGCAATCTAGAATGGTTCAAATTAATCCTCAAGTGTATGCATTACTACAATCTCATATTTCTGATCACGTTTCTTTCAAAGCAACAGAAGAAGTAAGAGAACAATTAATGAATGACCCGAATATGGTGATGCTTCAACAAGCAAATCCACAAGAATATCAAATACGTTTTGATAAAGCGGTTGCAACAGCTGTTGCAGAGATTACAGAACAATTAATTCAAGGGGAAATGCAGCAAGCAGCGGGAAAACAAGACCCACTTGTTAAATTAAAGCAACAAGAGATAGATTTAAAAGCTATGGATCTTCAAAGAAAAGCTGAAGAGACAAGAATGAGAGCACAAATGGATATGCAGCAAGAATCAGCGAGATTAGATTTCCAATATGATAAATTAAGTGAACAAGCGCAACAGTCAGACGAACGTTTAGAAGTAGCGAGAGAAAAAATTGCGAAAAAATAACGAAAAAGGTTTAAGCGGAGGTGTTCGTTCAGGGCCACCACCTAAAAGAGGGCCAAACCCACAAGGACTAACGCGAAAGAAGTTTAAAAGTGTCGAACAATACACCAAAAAACTCATACGAAAGTCTTCCAGTAACATCTAAATTAATTTTTCTTGCTGGGATATTTGATGGAGAAGGTAGCTTTGGCGTTTGGTCAAAGGGTATAGGAAGAAAAAAAGAATTTGCTTGCACGATAGAGATGACAGACCAAGATACTCTGCAAAAATTTGCAGATATGTTTGGTGGACAGATATTTCCTTGTAAAATAAGAAAAGCACACCATACCCCAACTTGGAGATGGAGACAGAACGGCTACAGGGCTTTCCTTATAATGGATAAAATGATAGACTTCATGAGTAAAAGGAGACAGGAGAAATACAATGTGGTTAAGCGCGATAAAATTGGCGGCACAAGCAGGTACCCACATCTTCAAGAAGCGTCAAGAGACGAAGATGTTAATGGCAGATGCTCAAATGATGCACGCAAGAAAGATGGCCCAGGGTGAGGAAGCTTACCAAGGAAAACTTCTAGAAGCCAGACAATCGGACTGGAAGGACGAGGCCGTTTTGATAATTTTAAGTTTGCCCGTGTTGGTGCTCGCTTGGGCAGTCGTATCGGATGATCCGACAGCGATGGACAAGGTTAAATTGTTCTTCGACATGTTCTCACAGCTCCCTTCATGGTTCACAAATCTTTGGATCCTTGTCGTGGCATCGATATATGGAATTAAAGGAACTCAAATCTTCAGAAATGGTGCAGGTAAAAAATGAACCTAGAAAGAGACTTACAAAAACTTAGAAAAGAAAAACAGATGAAAGAATCTGCTACTGCTCAATTACGTAAAAGAAGTAAAGATTCAATTTCTAGACCTAAAGCAGAAAAAAATATATTATCAACAGACCCAAGGATGCAACAGATATGACAAAACTATGTGCTAGAGGAAAATCAGCCGCAAAAAGAAAATTT